GATGACTAGTTTTGTTTTTGATGTAGATGGCACACTAACTAATGCCCGAGAAACTATTGATCCTGTATTTGAAGAATTTATGTATGATTTTCTTCGTAATAATGTATGTTACATTTGTACAGGATCAGATAGACCAAAAACAATTGAACAAATTGGTGAAAAGTTAACAAATAGTTTTGACTTAGTTTTTCACTGTAGCGGCAATCATGTATATAAAGGCACAGAAGAATACGAACGTAATAATTGGCAACTTACATCAGAACAATACTATTTCTTAGAGGACGCTTTAAGTAAAATAGACTATCCAGAAAAAACAGGCAATCATATAGAACAACGTACAGGCACAGCAAATTTTAGTATATGTGGCAGAAATGCAAATTTTGAACAACGACAAAGATATGTACAATGGGAAAAAGAACACAAGGCTCGTAATACTGTATCAGAAGAATTTAACAAACTTTTTGGCAATGAAGCAGAGGCACTAGTAGCAGGCGAAACTAGTATAGACATTTTTAAAGCAGGACACAACAAAGGCCAAGCATTAAATCACATTAAAGGCAACGTAGTATTTTTTGGCGACAAATGTTTTCCGGGCGGTAACGATTGGGATATTGCAAAACGCAGTGATGTATATCACCAAATTGACAACGGTTGGAAACAGACTTTTGAAATTTTGAAAAAACAATACCATAATCAGTAGATTTATGAGGACCAAAGATATATATAACGTATGCAATGGACATACCAAGGTAAACCCGTAGAGGAAATACCACAAGAATTTATCGGCTTTGTATACCTCATTACAAATCTGACTAATGGCAAAAAGTATATAGGCAAAAAACTATCACAGTTTAAAAAAACTAGGCCACCACTAAAAGGCAAAAAAAGAAAACGTAGAACACTTGTAGAAAGTGACTGGAGAGACTATTGGGGATCTTCAGATAATTTGCAAGCAGATGTTGACAAATTAGGCACAGAAAACTTTACAAGAGAAATTTTATATTTTTGTACAACTAGAGGACAACTATCGTACCTCGAGGCTAAAGAACAATTCGACAGAGAAGTATTACTTACTGACGAATATTATAATGGCATAATAAATGTCCGTGTAGGCGGATCTAAGGCTCTTACTGAATCTCTTAAAAAATAACATACCCCCTCTGTTAAAAGCATTGAGGAGGCAGTACTCTGTACTTGCCAACAGAACTTGCTGGGGGACACAAACCAAAAGACCAGGCTCTACTGCGCCATTGTAACCTGGGAGTAATGCTAAGTTAGTAGCCGTTATTGCAACTTAGTAGCTTGCGTTGAAAGCAGCGTGTAAAGGGGTACCGCACAACCGCCTCTGCCTGAAAAGGTTTCGCTATAACGGTGCGTCTGTTTCCGGGGTAATGCTCTGGTTATTTTTTTGTGCTTAGCCGTAACAAGGCTAAGTGCGACTGAATCCAAGGTAATAACTAAATCATAAGAAAAAGAAAGTTCAAACGAATGCAAATGAGTTTGACGATGAGCTTTAGCTCTTCGAATTAAAATGTTTGAGTATTAGACTTTTTAGATAATGCTTGCTTTTGTCTTTCTGCTTTAGATGACATTGCTTCAACAATTTCATTGAAATAATACATAGGCATTCCCCAAACATCATTCATTGTAAAATTACCTTCACTATAAAGCACTAAATCAAAAATTGTTTTTCTAAATTTTTTAGCATTATCTTTAACTGTATTGATTACAGTTTTTATGTCTCGTGCTTGTCTAAGTTGCTGGTGAAAAAAAAAGCTGGGTTATATTCCAAAGGTGCTTCGAACGATTCTCCGCAGTCTTCGTTACTGCATACAAATGTAAATTCTTTTTGCATTCCTGCATTGTTAAGAACAGAACTGTGTTTCTTTATAATTTCTATTGTTGCTGAATCTGTATTTGAAAGCCAATTTGTTATGCTTTCCATGTTATCAACTACTGTACCGTCAGGCGTGGTGATATTTTCGATTGCATCTGCTAGTACAACAATAGTTGCTCCTGTTGTTTTTTCTAAACTAGATCTGAATAATTCTTTTGCATATGCAGGATCTGTATCATCTGTAATTTGCGCTGCAATTCTTACACTTTCTGTATTCATAATATGACTAGCATTAACACTAGCAAGTGTGTTTGGTTTAAATGTAATACGTAATCCGTTTTGTAATTCTAACTCTACTGGTTGTGTTGGTATATGCTTTACTTGTGATAGTATACTTTCTAAATCAACACCATATTCGTTTGTCTTTTTGCAGTGCGGACATCCGGCAATTACGTTCATTTCTCCATCATTTTGATTAATTCGACTAGCAATTAACAGTACATCAACGTCTACTAGACAAATTTCATATGGGTCGATAATGTCTGGAGCAATACTTTTTATAACTTCAAAAATTGCATCTCCGTTATATAATGTGTCAGGAATTTTAAATAAAACTTCGTCTTTTACACTCATTGGATATATTCCAATTTCAAAATCGTCGGTCAAATTGGGTTTTTGTTTGTACCAATGCCCTTTACTGGGCAGTTTTACAAAGATTTCTTTGTTTCTGTAAAAGTGTGATAGCGGATCGCTCATGATTTATCCTATAAATAGTAGTATAACTTATAAGTTTATTTATCAGAATTAAGTGAGTAGTTAATGGCAACAGTCACAATACCATTCGGTGGACAAAGTGTTACAGTAGATGTTTCGGATCTTGCGTCTGAAGCAACTCTTAGAGATTTGTATACAGAATCTGCTAAACAGTCTGCATTATTGTCGTCTATTGCACAACGACTAGGTGCAGATGTACAAAAAGAAATACAAACAGAAAATAAAAACACTGATAAACTTATAAGAGCAATCCAAGACGAAGGTAGAAAATCTGACAGCAGATTAGGCAGTATGTTTGGCAAAATGCGTGGAGCATTTGGCGGTGTAGCAACTGCAGGTGGCCGAGTTGTTTCTTCTACAGGCGGAGTTTTTAATAGACTTACTAGTAGTGCTGGAGACGAAAAAGGTTCTACTATGGCAGAAGAGATGCTAGGATCTCTTGGTTTGGGTGCAATGGGTGCACAGTTAGGAACTTTGTTTGGTATTTTTGAAGAGTTTGGTAATTCTATGTCTAACTTGCGCAGAGTTGGCACAGGTTATGCAGAAGATTTAGAAGAATTTAAAACTAAGTCATCTGAGATTGGATTAAGTTTAGAACAGTTTGGTGAAATTACAGGACAAACAGGTATTGCAATCAGAGCATTAGGTGATAATACAACAACCGGTGCTAAAAACTTTTTATCATTAACATCTCAACTAAGAAACGGTATTAAAGAATTCGGTTACTTTGGACTGAACAGTAAAGAAATGGCAAGGCTACTTGCAGACGAAGCAGAAATTAGACGTGGTATGTTACAAACAGATATGTCATCTGCTACTGCACAAGCTGATATGGTTGCAAGTATTAAAAATCAGCTATTGTTAAATGAGCAAATGGCTAGTTTAACTGGACAAGATATACAAGACAGAATCAAAGCAAGTCAAAACTTTAGACAAGATGCAACTAATGCCGCAATGCTAGCCAGACTAAATGAAAAACAACGGGTAGCAGCTAACAGTGCTATCGAAGGATTAACACAACTTGGTGGTAGTGCAGGACCAATGTTAGATACAGCAATGAGTAACTTACTAGCCGGACTACCGATGGATTCAATGAATGAAGGATTTTCTGAATTTGCTGCATTCGCTCAGGCTGAAGGAATTGATCTTCGTGGGGCATTAGAACAAATGCAACAAATGATTTTAGCTGGTGCTGATCCACAGACTCTAAAAGGGACTGCAGATCAACTAGCAAATCAATTTAAAGAATTGACTCCTTCGGAAAGTGTAATACGAGCAAGTAGAGCTGGTATCAACGGTGCAACAGCTTTACTACAAGCTAGATTAGAATCTGTTAGCAGCGGATCAGATACACTTGCTGGAAGTGTTGAAAAATTAAATGAAACTGCACTTAAAATGACAGAAGCAGCAGAAGCCGGACAGTTAGCACTGTCTGGTACAGCGGCAGAAATGGGAAAATTTGCAGCAACACTGAGAACTACACTAATGGAAGAAATTACAGAAGCGTTTGACATGGACATTACTGGTAACGAATTTCCAAAATTTGTTAGAGCTCTTGCAGACTTGCCGTCATCGGATGGCTTTAGGGATGCAGTTAGCTTTATGACAGAAACAACTACGATGTTATCTGGTGCACAAGGTCTGTTAGGATTATTAAGAGAAAATCAAAGTGCAGCCCAAGGTGAAAATGTTGCATTCATGGCAAGCATACTCGGAGCACTTGGACTTCCTGGAGCAGCACAATTAAGACTACTTGCATTAGGCTTGGAAGGAGATGAACTTGGGCCCGAACTACAAGAAGTAATAAAAAACATGTTTGGAGAAAATGAAATAACTGGATACGATGAAAATGGTGATCCGATTCAAACTAATCCATTGGCAGGCATGTTTGATGGTTTTTTAGAGACATGGGCAAATATGTCTACTGACATTAAAAACTCTATCGATAACGGGGCTAGCATAAATCAGGCACTAGCTACTGCTATCGCAAGGCTCAACACAATTCTGCCATCGTTGAATCCAAGCACTGATTAAAACACTTGACAACTTCGATAAATATAGTATAATAGAAAAAAGAGTATTCTTATGAGTTGGAAAAAACATTTTACTGTATATCAGGGACAAAATTCTGAGATGAAACCTAGCAGTGCTAGCCGTTTCCAAAGCTGGTTACCTGAAGTATACAGCGGTCAACCTAACCGTGTTGAAAGATATGCACAGTATGACCAGATGGACATGGACAGTGAAATCAATGCTGCCCTTGATATTATTGCTGAGTTTAGCACACAATTAGACGAAACAAACAATTTACCGTTTGCAATTGATTATGTAGGTGATACTACTGAAAGTGAAGCTAAAATTTTAGAGCAATCACTTCGTCAGTGGTGTAACTTGCAAGACTGGGACAGACGATTATTTAAAACATTCCGCAATGCTGTAAAGTATGGCGATCAGTTTTTCATTCGTGATCCCGAAACATGGGAGTTATATTATGTTAACCCTGTTGACGTTACTAAAGTTATTATCAATGAAGCGGAAGGCAAAGAGCCAGAGCAATACATAGTTAAAAACTTAGACTTAAACATGAAAACAAAAACTGTAAGTGAGCCTGTACAACATGCTAATACTTACAGTACTGTTAATAGTATGATGCGTGGTAACACTATTGACCGTAACGGTTATGGTGCAGGCTCAGGCAACTACGCTAACAGTGGTGTAGGAAACATTCAAGAATACAACGTAGATGCAACACATGTTATCCATGCAGCACTTACAGAAGGTATGGACAGTGACTATCCGTTTGGTGCAAGTATACTTGATCCAATCTTTAAAACTTACAAACAAAAAGAACTGTTAGAAGATAGTATCATTATCTACCGTGTGCAACGTGCACCAGAACGTAGAGTATTTTATGTAGACGTAGGTAACATGCCAGCAAACAAAGCAATGGGCTTTGTTGAGCGTGTTAAAAACGAAATTCATCAAAAGCGTATTCCAAGTAAAACCGGTGGCGGCACAACTATTATGGATGCTGCATATAACCCGTTGAGTATTATGGAAGACTACTTTTTTGCACAAACTGCAGAAGGTAGAGGTTCAAAAGTTGAAGTACTACCAGGTGGCGAGAACTTGGGACAGATTGATGACTTGCGTTACTTTACAAATAAAATGCTAAGAGCACTGCGTGTTCCAAGCAGCTACTTACCAACCGGACCGGAAGATGGAACAGCAACACATGTAGACGGT